CGGTCAAGGATTTTACTATCTATCTGACAATCCCCACCCATTTTCCTGCAATCATCTCTTGCCATATTGCATGTAAGTTCTCCATTGCCAAGCCTATGAGTTAATCTTTCCATATGCTTCTTTAGATGACCCAACTCCATTCCAAGCCGTAAAATTTCAGCGTCTTTTGTACGAGCAAAATCTAAAGATTCACGAGCTTGAGACATCTCGGCCCGCAGCTGCTCGTTTTCGGCCTGGAGCGTGGAAACCTTGGAAATTTCATCAGCGGCATCTACCATGATTTGTTCAAAATCAGAGCAGTCCATTCCAAGAACTTCTCCGTTGATATGGTAGCCATAGGCACATGCCTCTAAATTCTTCAACTGCTCAATCAGTTTCTCAATGTCCATCAGGTGTCCTCCTCTCCCTCCGGCGGGCGGTTGGAATTTTTCAACCTATATCCCTCATCAAATGCGGACAAGAATTTATCAAGAATCCGGTCCCGCAGCTTGTTATATCTTAACAGGTTATTGTGGCTTCCACCTTTGCACGGTGCGGGCAACTTTCCAAGCTCCCTCATCTCAACGATCATGCGGGTTATGTCTTGATTGATATCATTCATCTTTCAGCGTCTCCTTCCACCACGTCCCGTCTGGTTTATCCCTCCGAATGCTTTTATAAAATGCACATTTACTTGCTTCGGTTATGTTAAAGTGAGCACTTGGGCAAACATCCTCGAAAGCACAACTGTCGCAAATATCAGCCATCTTTCAGCGCCTCCAATCTCCATGTACTATACGGAGCATGATACAATCGCCCATCATCTGTACACACCATAATCTGCATTGCTGAGGCGGTCGGGGTGTAGATTTTTGTTATCACGCCCCGGACACCGCTCACCATGCAAACGACCCTGTCACCTATCTCCATACAGCGCCTCCAATCTCTCCATCACCATCTGCACGGCCTCGTCCGTCATGGGAGCGCCGCAGGAAGGACAGAAATTTCCATCTTTCACAAAAAGGGAGATCGCAAACGCTTCGTATCCACACTTTGAGCATTTAACAACAGCAAAATGATCTATTTCGCTTGTATGACTATATTTCCACTTCCCCCTCCACACCTTCTCCACCTGCTCCCGGCTGACAGGACGGAGGGCGGAGAGGGCGGCTTCCTGCCGTGCGTTTACCCATTCTGACAATGTTTCGGTTTCGATGTGTTCGCAAATCTCGTTGACGTTCACATCAGCAATCAAATCTTTTAGGCTCACTCCATCCCCTCCTGCGTCATCTCTGTTCTTCCCTCCCCGGCCTAAATATCACAACCATGCACGGAAACGGTGCATTCCATTTGGCGCCGACAAATTTTAGACGTCCAGGCACAAACCGGATCTCTGCCTGGTGATAGATGTACCGGTGAAACCACTGCGTATCCGT